GCGAGGCCTGGAACACGCCCCGCAGCTCATGCGAGACCTGGCCGCGGCGGTAGACCATGGGCTCAGAATCGCCCATCGTCCGCACCACCGCGCGCAGAGCAATGCTCGCCAGGTCGTTTCGCATCAGACGGGCCCTTCGTTCAGCCGCACCCGGGCGACGGCGTCGGTCGTGGCCTTGGCCGCCAGGAAAACGCCGATCAGCGTGTTGCTGGTGCTCACCGGGGTCACACGCTTGTTGGTGTTGTCCCAGTAGGCCTTGGCACCGAAGGTCGCGTCGGTGCTGGCACCGGTCGCAGCCGTCAGGTCGTAGACACCCTCGGTGTGGATGTTGATGGAAGCGCCAGAAGCGCCGTCCACCACACACACGCCGAACAGGCTGCCGACCAGCACGCCCTCGCCCGACAGGCGGGCGTAGGGGAGGGGCACCTCGACGTAGCAGCCCTCTTGCACATAGTTCTTCATGATCAGTCCTCAGAAAGGGTGGATTGGTCGCGGCTCATCACTGACCGCTGGAGCGGTAGAAGCCCTGGTGCTGGCTCACCATGCAGCCGAAGTCGTGGCGCAGGTAGGTCACGATGCCATCGGGATCGCGCTTGATCTCCGACTCGATCGTCGGGCCAGCTTCGCCCTCCAGGTAGCCGTAGACCAGCTTGTCGACACCGGGGTAGTTGCCCACGATGTAGAACTGGCTGGTGCTGCTGGCGTCCAGGCGGGGCTCGACGATCTTCTGCAGGTAGCCCGAGAAGACGTTCACGTTGCTGGTCTGCGTCGGCTGGATCGCAGCGTTGAACTGGTCGAACGTGGTCTCCAGGGTGGTCGGCAGCAGGATGTACTGCGGCACCACGTACAGAGGGTTCTTGCCGGTGAAGTCCTTCTGGTTGCGCATCTTCTGACGCGCTTCCGAGATGGAGGTAACGCCGATCGCGCCGGTGCCGGTGTTGTTGTGGCTGGCGTGGAACAGGGCCACACCATCGCTCATGCACTTCGCGTTGCCGGTGATCAGGCCCCACATCTGGTTCGCCTCGAAGGTGGCGACGCCACGGGCGAGGATCTGGACAGCGCGGGTGATGTAGCCCAGGTTGTCGTTGATGATCAGGCGGCGGCCGATCACCAGCTTCTTCCCGTACTCGCTCAGGTTCCAGGAGCCCTGTTGCTCCTGGATGGTCCCGGTCTTGTACTCGCCGCCTTCCTTGATCTCCTCCGGCAGCATCTGGCCGCCGACCTCGATCTCCTTCATGTCGCGGAAGTCAGGCAGGTTGCGCTGCTCCGCCAGGGGCCGCCAGGTCTGCACCTCCTCGGCATAGGCCGCCTTCAGCGTCACGCGCTGAATCGAGGCCATCAGCAGCGGGAAGTCGCTGGTGGAATGGAACGCGCGGACGGCGATCTCCGACTTGTCCATCCCGCGATGGCTGACGCCGGCCAGCTCCAGGGATTCGCGGGCCATGTCCAGCAGGGTGGTGCCGCGGTACTCGCGCGCGCCCTCGGTCAGCTCGCCCACGTTGGAGCGGAACTTCAGGTAGTCGAGCTTCGCCTCGAACCGCTTCTGCCCGTGGTCTTGGGTGACCTCGATCCGGGCCTGGGCGGGGGTGCGCTGCTCGGCCTGCGACTTGGCGTCGATCAGCTGCATCCGGGCCTCGTCGAGAGAGACGCCGTCAGCGATCAGCTTGTGGGCCAGCTCGTCGCTCACCTGCAGCTTGCGGGCGGCGTCGAGGATGCCGGCGGTGCGGCGGCGCTCTTCAGCGCGCACGTCCTCGGCATTGACCACCGGAGCGGCCGGTGCCGGCGCAGGCATAGCGCGAGATTCGTTCTCCTGGGTGGGCTCGGGAGCCTGCACCCCATTCGCGGGAAGGGTCATGGATCGTTCCTGTTCGGAAGGTTGGGTGGCAGGCGGCTCCTCGGAGCGCACCTGGGCCCCGGCATCAGCCGGGATCGGGACCAGCGAAAGCTCGTAAGGCTCCCAGTCCACAGCGCGCTCAACCGGCACTGCGCCGGTCTCGTCGCGCTCCGTCTTGTGGACCTTGTAGCCCACAGACACGTTGCGGTTGATGCCGTCGTTCACATCCTGGAAGATGCTTTCCACGTCATCACGCCGGCTGAACTTCACCAGGGCGCGGCCCTCGCTCCCGTCCAGCCATGCTCGCAGCACCACACCGATCTGGCTGCGCAGCGACCAGGACTCGTGCGTATCGAGCAGCGGAGCTCCCAGGTTCAGGCGCTCCATCCGAACATGGCCAGGGGCCATGCTCAGCTCCTCGATGTAGTCCCCACGCGACCAGCTCGCGCGGCGAACCTGAGCTCCGGTGCTCCACACCAGCTCGACAGTCCGCTCCTCGACGTTGATCGTCTCGGGGGCGAACATCGCCCGGGTCTGCAGTAGACCGTCGCTCATGCGCACTCCGTCGTCGGCTCGATTCTAGGGTCAGCCACCACTTACAGCTCGCGGTGCTGCAGGTGCTGGCGGTTGCTCCGCCTCCGTCGGCGGCTCACCCGTCGGCGGCATTGTCGATCCCAGCGGCCGCACCTGCGTCAGGCCTGCCGCACTCACCTTCCGTGGGTCGGTGTCGAGCACGATGCCCGCCGCATCCAGCAGCGCCATCCATTCCGTCCACAGTCGGATCACCTCGTCCGGCTCGTAGCCGTCGGCGCGGATCGCTTCCTGCGGCGGCAGCAGGCCCGCACGCACCCGCGCGATCGTGCTGTTCGTCTCGGACTGCGGGTCGTACAGCTCCCGCCGCGGCGGCGTCCAGTCCGCAGTGATCCCGTCGGTGGCGATCCCCACGGCAGCCATCGCGGTGAACGCCCATTCCGCCACACGGTCGAACACCATCGGCTCCAGCACCTGCCAGGTGTCGCTCATCAGCCGCCGCTGAAACCCGATCCATCCCATCCGGCCCTGGGTGAAGCTCCCCCCCGAATAGTCGCCCGTCAGCTCCTCGTAGGTGATGCCGATCCCGGCCGCGATCTCCAGCAGGTAGGTCTTGATCACACGGTCGATCTCGCCTGCCGCCGGCGGGTTGATCGTCCTGATGTCCTGCCCCGGGCCCAGCCGCACAATCCCGCCCGGCTCGATCCGATCGCCGATCGTGCTCTTCATGTCGCTCGTGCCGTCCAGATCCACCACGGCGGCCGCCAGGCACGCGGCCACCTTCTCCTTCATCAGCCGCGCATCGAGCAGATCCCCCAGGTCCTTCAGTCGCACCATCACCGGGGCCAGGCAGCTCACGCCTCGCGTCATCCCCGGCCGCTCTGGCGTGAACAGGTGGATGATCTGCTCCGCCACCACCGTGTTGCTCACGATGCTCGTCGCCTGCACCGCGCTCTCGCCCGGGTGGTAGTTGTAGATCCAGTACCGCTCGCGCCGGCCCTCGCTGTCGTAGACGATCCCGCGCTTCGTCCATCCCTCGCCGGTCACGCCTGGCGTGTCCTGGTTCTCGTCGATCCAGTCGCCCTCCATCACCTGCAGCTGCAGGGGGATCACGAGGCCCAACCGTTTCATCGTGGCCTTGCTTGGCGTGCGCGCGCGGATCAGCACCTCGCCCGATTCCTTCCACGTCCGCACCGCCTGCGCCATCAGGCCGTCGAAGTTCAGCAGCCCGTTGTAGTCGCACTGCCGCGGGTCCGACATCCACGACCGCATCGCCTCCGTCACCCGCTCCCCCTGCTTCCCGTTGCGTCGGGTCTGCTTCGCCTTGAAGCTCCACCCCGCACCGATCAGGTTCGTCACCCACGACTCGACCGCCTTCTTGGCGTAGGGGTTGTTGCGCACCAGGTCCCGCGCGCGGTCGCGCATCACCCCGAACCCACGCGCCGTTGCAGCATCCGCACTGCTGCCCTGCGTCACCCAGTTGTCAGTCCGTCGCCCCCGCGCCGCAGCGTCGTAGCGCCGCATCTGCTCCAGCTGCAGTCGCGCCGCCTGGCGACGCAGCGCCATCCGCGGAGCAATCGTCGCCAGCAGCTGCTCGAAAGGATTCATTCGTAATCACGCACCACGGCTGGATAGTCGATCCGCACCACCGGCGAACTGGCGGCCGCCAGGCTGCTGGCGATCAGGTTCCGCGCTCGCATCAGCTCGCTCATCGACTGGTACTTCACGACCTTGTCGTCGTACCTGACCTCCAGGTAGCCGCCGGCGATCGCTTCCTCGATGGCCGTCAGATGCGCCTGCGTGAACGTGCTCATCCCAGCTGCCTTCGCTTCGCCATGCTACTCAGTCCCAGAAGCTCGAACCCGCCGCACCAGCCGGCGCTTCTTCCGCCGCCACCACAGGTCGCCTCTCCTCTCGCTCCATCCCCCCGCTGCGCTCCACCTCCCATCGATCCTCGCTCCACCGATCCGCACCCACCAGCGCCGCCGCTGCCCTCGCATAGATCCGGCAGTCGAGGGCCTCGTTCCGTGGCCTCGTCTTCATCCACTCGAACCGGTTGTACCCTCGCCGGTCGATCGTGTTCGTCAGCCGCTCTGCGCACAGCTGCCGGAAGTACTCCTCACCGTGCTCCGGGAAGTGGCACCAGCCATGCGGCAGCTCACCGTCCTCCGGCACCGGCCGCCGCAGCCAGCCGTAGAGCTCCCCCTTCGCCGTGCTGCTGCCCACCGGCCACACCTTCACGCCGCCTCGCAGCGCCTTGCCGTTGCGCAGCACCTCCACACGGCCTGGCGTGCCGATGATCGACGTCTGGCTCTCAGGCCCACCCTTGATGGCGATCACCCGGTTCCCGGCCTGGCTTCGCACCCACCGGTAGACCTCCTGGCTCCTGAAGCCCGAGTCCACCGCCGTCATCCGGATCGGCAGCCGTTGCCCATCGCCGCGGCCGAACTCGCTGCGCACGAACTTCGACAGCTCGCGCCACACCGCCGGCTGCGCCGTGTCGCCCGCCAGCACCTGGTAGTCGAGGCTCCAGCTCTCCATCCCCGGGCCCCACCCCACCACCTCCAGCTCCAGGCGGTCCTGCTGCACGTCCACCCCGCAGGTGATGAACACCACCCCATCGGGCACCGTGCCCAGCTCGTACACCTCCCGCCGGTTGTAGAGCGCCTCCCAGTCCGGGGCCTCGCCGTCGTCGTTCCAGCATTCCGCCAGCACCGTGTTCCACCACGGCTTCAGCTCCGCCGGGTTGTCCTTCGCCTTCTCGTACCCCACCACCGCATCGGTCCAGCTGAACCACCCCAGGGGGCTGTAGAGCGCCGAGCAGTGGTAGCCCTGCGCCTGGCGCTCCGGGAACAGCGGCTCCCACCAGTCCTCGTCGAACACCTCCGGGTCGTACCACCACGCCTTTGCGTCCTCGCTGATCCCCTCCCCGCATTCCTCGCAGATCAGCACCGGCGCGGTCTTCAGCGTGTTCGGCAGCCCCGGGTCCTTCGCGTCGTACCGGATCCGGTCCCACTCGATCCGCTGCCGGTGCCCACAGTGCGGACACGGGAGCTTCAGCTGCTGCTGGTTGCTCGTCTCCCACTTCGTCCAGATCGCACTCCGCCCCGCCAGCGTCGGCGTCGACGTCCACGCCTGCTTCTTCCGCACGCCGAACGTCCGCGTCCGCGCGCTCACGATCGCCAGCGGGCTGCCCTCCTCGTCCACATCCGCCGGCCATCGGTCGATCTCGTCCCCGCCCAGGAACCGGATCGGCATCGACGCCAGGCCCGACGCTGCATTCGCACCGCCCAGGATCAGGAACCCGCCGGTGAACTCCTTCATCAGCTGGGTGTTGCCCGAGTCCCGCTCCCGCGGGGCCTTCACCTTCTCCTGCAGGCTCGGCGTCGCCTCGATCATCGGCGCGATCCTCATCTTCGAGTACCGCTTCGCCATGTCGATCGTCGGCTGCACGAACAGCGCCGGCCCCGGCTGGATGTCCATCACGTAGCCCATCCAGTTGTTCAGCATCTCGCTCTTCCCCATCTGCGCACCGAACACCAGCACCACCTCCTGCACCGTGCTCGTCGCCGACAGATCGTCCATCGGCTTCCGCAGGTACGGCGTCCGCGCCGTCCGCCATGGCCCGTGCTCACTCGACGCCTTGCTGCTCAGCACCCTCCGCTGATCCGCCCACTCGCTCACCGTCAGCAGCGGGTCCGGGCGCATCCCGCGCCAGAACGCCTCCAGCACAACTTCAGCTGACGCCAGCGGCACGCACCAACTCCTCCAGGGCCCTCACATGATGACGGTCGATCACCTGCAGCACCGCTGCTCGCTGCTCCTGCGTCAGCCCGCCAACCGCTGTCGCAATCTCCCCCACCATCTGCTGGCTCGTGCGCATCACCGCATCACGCACCTGCATCCCCGCCGCCGCGAACGCTCGCTCCGCCGCCGCCTTGTCCAGCAGCTTCCCGCTCCGCTCCTCGTAGTCGAGCTTGAGGAGCATCGCCTTGTAGCCCTCGGCCGCCGCCTTCGCCGACGCATAGGTCCCAGCACCGCCCTTGTTCCCAGGTGGTGGCTCCGGCCCTGGGTCCGGCACTTCCTCCCCCCGCGCTCGCGCCTTCCCCGCGTTGATCTGCTCCGCCGTTCGCTGATACTGCGGCTCCGTGTTGCGGCTCCACTCCAGCTCCGCAATCTCTGGGTCGATCACATAATTCCGTGGACCCTTGCGCTCCACCGCACGCTTCAGCCGCCCACTCTTGATCGCCTTCCGCACTGCCTGCGGGCTCACGCCCTTCCTGGCGGCGAACTCAGCAACGGTGATCAGCACAACGTGACGCGGAACCCGGCCTTAATCAGTCTGGACGCCAATCCCATCGGCACCGGCTGCTGCAGCTCCACCGGCATCTCCTGGCTCGTCATGTCCGCCACCAGTCGCACCAGCTGCTCCTGCATCATCACCGTGTGACCACGGCCCTCCAGCATCTGGTCCACCGTCGTCTCCGGTCCCACCGCACCGAACCGGATCTGCAGCGGCCACCCAACCACATGACCCGTCTCGTCCCAGTGGCAGCCGTAGGCGATCGACGCGACCTCAATCATCCAACCCAGGCAGGAACTGCCGCGGAGACGCCACAGCATCTTGCCAGGGCATCCGCACCTCCGTCCCCGCACTCGCCTTCACCACGCTCTGCACGCTCTGCTCCGGCGTCGCATCCACCCACGCCCACACCACCGCATCAGCCGCACGCGCCCTCGGCTTCTGCTCCACCACTCCGTAGAGCAGCACCGCACCGGCCACCGGCCGCGGCATGCACACCAGGTCCAGCCGCTCGCTCAACGCCCACGACAGCAGCTTCCCGCCACGGTCCATCCCGCACGCCACCTCGACGTCTCGCGGCAGCACCGCCGTCAGCAGATCCACCGCTGCCTCGAGGCCGTCCCAGGTCAGCTGCAACACCACCTGGCTCATTCCTTCACTGGCACCCATGCCCTATTGAAGCCCCCGCCGCCGGCTTGCGCAGGCATCCCCGCACGATTCACCAGCCGCACGACCTCCTCGCGCTCCATCCCCAGGCGCTTCTGGATCTCGCGCTCCGGCACGCCATCGGCCACCATCCGCCGCACGATCTCCGCCATCCGCAACACCGCATGCGTGCCCCGGGCCCGGTTGTGACGGATCGTGCTCATCATCCGGTGCAGCGGATCCAACCGCACCGTCACCACCGGCACCATCCCGCCCGTCAACGCCGCGACTCGAGCATCACCGCTCACCGTCCATCGGTGGAACCCATCGACGATCACGTGCATCCCGTCCTCGTCCGCCGGCAGCACCACCACCGGCTGCGTCCATCCGTCCTCCACCAGGCTCGTGATCAGCAGCTCCAGCTCCGGCGACGCCACCCTGTTCGGGTTGTAGTCGTTCCCCACCAGCTTCTCCCGCGGCACCCACCGCACCTTGCTCACAGGCTGATCCTTCACGCTCACCGCTTCGCCTCCAGCGCCTTCACCTGCTCGAACGTCAGCCCCTTCCGCTGC